AGAGATGTTATCTGCCAAAAGTTGTGTGCCCCAGATGTAAGGCGGGCCAAGGTATTGTAGGGAATAAAGCGAAGAATCTGTCCAAACAAGAATCTCTTGACGGCTTTGCATAGCAGTAACAATAGTCGAGCCGTGCGACAACCGAGTGCTACCTGCTTGATTGGTGATGAGAGGCTCCCACTCGGTCACAGATTCTTGGTCTGACCACCGGATAAGCATCGGGTCAATTGTGGTGCTGAACACATCGTTCGTACCAAAACACATTACAAATCGGTTTGCGTCTGAAATTAGAAAGAAAATTTGGCTAATTGGGGTTTCGTTAGCGCCATTTAGCTGAGAAATGGGGATTGCACGAGGCGATATGGATTGAACGCCAGACTGCGTTCCCGTTGTATTAATGGCAACACCACCGGGAGTAGCCGCTAAATTAAACGTGCTACCTGTAGAGTTAATAACGTAGTACGTTACACCGATTGTCAGTCCTGTAGGTAAAGCCCCAGTGGTTTGCAGGGTCAGCGCTGTGTCATTTAACAAACTGCCAGAGAAACTGACTACACAAGGGGATGCAATACTAATTGAAGCGGTCTTAGCTGTGTACCCAATACTGGCATTCCAATAGTACAAAGGCGCATTACGTGGGCCAAGGATCAAGTCCTGACCAAAATTATTTTGGTTCCAAATACGGATAGCTGTTGCGGATGCCAAACCATTACCCCATGTACCGCCACCCCAAGGACCCGCACCCCAGCCCACCGCAGGAATGGCGTATTCTGCGCCAGTATTAATCTGGTACACGGCGTTTATTGTGCCACCCCCTACAAGGGCAAAAGCTGCTTGACCAGAGGCGGTAATTGTGTATGTTGTTGTACCGGTAGATGTTAGTTGGTACTCGCCAAAGATTGTGACCCCTCCCAAAGTTGTTGTGGGCGAAAACGTCACAAAGTCGTTATTCTTAAACCCGCCGCCAGCATCTGTTACGGTTACGACAGCAGAACCTATCGTTGTAGTAAATGGGTTAGTAAGCGTGTTGGCTACGCGAACAGGTGTGATGTCGTTATAAACACCACCGTTCTCAATGTAAACTTTAAGTTTGTGCCAACACCCAGCAGGTTCTGGTAGTTTAAAGTGACCCAGTTCCACAGCGAACGGCACACGCCCAAGAACGTGTTCGCAGATATGCGAACCCAGCCCCCAATTTTCTCAGGCGTAGCTTGGCGGAAACGAACTTTTTCCGATTCATAGTAACCGCCCTCATTGGTGTAACGAGTGTTCTCTCTGTTTACACCGGGCTTGAGAAGGATTTTTTGTAGTGGCATGATTAGGCTACAAGACCGGGAACGTATTGGGTTTTACCAGCGACTTTCATTGCGGTCAACTCCTGCTTCTTCAGGTTGTTCGGGTCGTAAGACACATGCACCCAGCCGCTGTCAGGGATGCCGGGAGTATAGAACTCAAGGATGAGCTGGGTGTATTCTAAGTTATCCATGATCCATTGGGCAAGCTCTGCGTTTGCTACGCCGGGGATTTCTATATCGGCTGCTTGGCCCTTAACATGGTCTGAGGACTTTGAGCCTCCCGTGGCTTGGTTTGTAGCTGAAGCACGGAACCCTGAGTTCACCTTGACACCCTTGCCAAAGTGGTCACGCACGGGTTGCAACACCTTCTCGCACAGCAAGCGCAGGCTCTCTGTCTCGGCTTCACCGGGGGTGTTATCAATATCCAGACGCAGGGCAGTCTCGGATTTAGTCAATTCGTGCAGGGAAAAGTTGGTGGACAGTTGTGTCATTTGATTTCCTTTTGTGATTCAAGGGCTTGGTTGTACAAATCGATACAGGCATTTAGTTTGGTGATGGCGCGATCACCTTCCTCGGCTATTGCGAAAAGAGTTTTTCCAACCTCTGGGTCAAGCTCGGTTCGTGCTTCTCCTCCACTATCTCCGGCGGTAAGGCTGGAATCTGCGGCGGCTGGTACGGGGCAGGTCGTTTTGGCTGGGAGCCGCAGCCTGTAAGCGCCAGAATCAATAGCAGCATCGCGCTGCTTTGTAACCAGTTTGGCTTTTTCATTTGTCTTCCTCAGTGCATCAGCGGTGGTAGTTACGGCGGCGGTCAGGGCGACTTCCTTGGCCCGCGCATCAGCGTTTAAACGAGCAATCTCTAGTTGTTGAGAAATATTCTCATCATGCTTGCCCTTTAAGTAACCACCCCCAAAAGAGATGGTTACAGACAAGACAAACCCCAAGATTACCCAAGGATTAAAAATGCTCATGGCTTAGGTGGCTCGTCGTTGTCGTTAGCCTCTGCCTTAGCGGTAGCGTTGGCTACAGCTTTAATGCCTGATCGGCCAGCTACCCCACCCAGAACGCCGGTAATGAACACCATGATGGTGCTGATCTGCTGGGTGTAGATTTTGTCGATAGGGGCCATGCCTGCCATTGGTTGGGTGACGTAGGTCACCGAGTACAGGAACGCCACCATAGCGCCAAGCAGGATGGTCACCAGAATGATGATGACAAAAGCCCAGACACGCACTTCAATCTCTTCGGCGGTCAGGCGGTTGTTTGTTTTGTAGGCAACAGTAGGCATCACTTTTTCTCCTGTTCAGGTTTAATAAGTTGTTCTGGGCAAGTGCCAGTGGCGGTACAGATCGGGGGTTGACACTCTGCTTTATTCCAATTTGTTGGGTTTTGGCAGGGGTAACGAAAACGGTCTTCGCACCCTGTCAAACACAGGGCCATCGCCAAAAGAATCAGGCTCTTTGCGGTCTTTGTCACGTCTTTCCCTTTCAATTTCTCGTCTTAACCGTTCAATCTTTTCGGTTTGCACCTTCACTTCATGCTTGGCTTCCAACACATCCAAGTACAACATCCCAAGCACTGGGAGCATGAGGGCGACCAACACACAAGCAGCAATCCAGCCCATCACGTCTTCCCCAAACGACTCACGAACAGGAGCCACAACCACAGGTAAAGGAGGAATAGGATAGTCGCTACGAGATACGCCGACTTTGCTTGGAAGTTTCTTTTTTCCTCCCGTCGTTGCCATTGCTTGTACCTCTCCTGCGCCTCTTCCTTCAGCCTTGCCTTCTCCTGCTCCTCCTGTATGACGCTTCGCATGTCAAACACTTTGGAATACAGCGCCCCCATCTCAGGCGGTGACTGATACACCATCGTCTCCCTGATCGTCACTTCCAGCGCAGCCATCTGGTCTTGAGCCATAACCCTCTTCAGGGCGGCTTCCATCAGGTTGGCGTTGGGGTCGTAGACAGTCTGGCTCTTTTCTTCCTCTTCCCTTATGTGCGCTGCCAACTGCTCTTGCAGCTTGAAGAACTCAGTAAGCTGGCTGACAACATTCGCCATGACTTGGGTTTCGTCAACAGCAACGTACTTTTCCTTCTTTTTCGCCACAGGCTTGGGCGCGGCAGGGGCGGGGTCTCCGCCAAACATCTTTGCCAGCTTGCCCCAGAACCCATGAACTTCCTTGGCAATCCCAACAGCTTCATCAACTGTAGCCTTGACCTCCATGAAAGAGACCTTGGCCTGCTTGTAAAGCTCGCACCCTTCCTTGATGGCAGCAACGCAAGCATTGGCGGCAAAGAGGATGGAGATCGGGTCAATTTCATTTCCCCATTATGCTGTGCGCTTCCACATATAGACCGTGATGTATGGTTGGTAGTTGGCATTTGTGCCACTTGAACCTGCTGAATTAATAGAAATTCCCGTTGTTTTACTTGCTGTGTTTTCTGTCTGTTGCCCTACATCAGCAGTTCCTCCAGCTACATACTTGGTATTTGTACCTTCTTGTCTAGCAGTGAAAGAGTGAAAGTGTCCCGGGTCTGTAATAGTGTGCGTATGGCTAACAGCACTAGCATTAGCACTACCACCAGTTTCTTCAGCAGTATCAAAAAGAGTATTGCTAGCGTCAAAACCAACCTGTACACGACCAGCACCAAAAGCCGTCCATGTACCAAAGCCAAGAAGCGTTCCGGGGTTAGTAGAGTCGATTGCGTTAGTGTAAATAGAACCGATTGGGTAAAACAAGTTGCCAAGAGCCGCGAGTGTGCTAACACCTGTACCGCCATTTTCAATTGCTAAAGTTCCTGTGATGTCGCCTGAGCCAACGTCAAGCT